CTGGAGCACCATTGACAAGGTTGGTGATCTGAGCATCTACATAGTTCTTGGTAGCAGCATCCTGTGCAGAGGCTGGGTCAGCCATGTTGTGGATCTGATAACCACCGGCTGCAAGAGCAGATCCCAAAGTACCAGATGCGATAGTAGCGCTGGTCACAGTGGCAGAGCTGACAGTACCGCCATTGATGGTAGGTGATGTCAAGGTCTTGTTGGTCAGAGTCTGGGTACCAGTAAGAGTAACCACAGATGTCGACAATGTGTTGGTAGCGCTAGACAGATCCTTGTTGGTAAGTACCTGTGTGTCGCTATCGCCAACTACGTTACCTGTAAGCCCATGTACGCCTGATGTTGCTACCTCGTGGGAGTTAGCCTCACGAAGGTCACGACCGATAACCATGTGACGGACAACGGCACCAGCTGAGTGGTCCTGTGCTGTAGATCCATCCACTGCACGAGTGATTGTGATGTTATTGCCAGAGACGGCAGTAATATCTACAATTTCTTCAAGTGATGTATCTGGATCGATAACAATGGTAAAGGTTTGACCCGCTGAGATTGTTACTCCACCAAGCAAGGTAGTCGCTGAGTTAACAGAGGCTACCGTAGCTGTATCGATAAGAGTAGATGAAAGAGTGGTCTGTTGGGACCGCGAGGAGTACTTACGAGGTGTCTGGGCTGTCATCGTCTACCTTATCGAGAGTAGTGGGTACGGGTAGGGTAATTAAGCTTCTGCTTCAAGGACTCGTCCTCAAGGCGTTGCTGGTACATCATTTGTAGCTGCTTGGTCACATTGATACCTGTGCCATAAGGACGCTTGGAATCGTATTCATCGGCAGCAGCAGAGGTAATAGACATACGTGCTGGATCGATAAAGGATGACAAACGGTAAGTAGCACCGTAGATAATGACATCTCGCATAGAAGATGGAAGGGTGGTTACAGCCTCAAAGTTATCTGTCTCGTTGACAAGAAGCGATGGCTGCTTGGCATAGACGCAGTGGACTGTACGACCCGGAAGGATGTTGTCATATAGTGAGACAGTCTTGGCGTAGCCCGGCGTGAATCCATCAGGGGATTCAACTGACCAAGTAGCCTGATCTGCTAGTGGATCCCAACGCCATTGGCGAATTGGTAGCCATTCCTTTGTAGGACCAACAGTCTGCCATGACATGTGCAAGATCTGGGTTGCTTCTGATGGGATCTGGTAGGTAGTACGAGATGCCAAGAAGCTGAAGTCTGTAGAGCCAACTCCGAATACCTTTGGGTATACAGCAGAGATGGTGTCGTTAATAGCACGGGTAACCGCTACGCGTGGAAAGGTGGGGGTAACAATAATCTGAGCATTGGCTGAGTGTGCAGCAGCGGTTGTACCGTTGTAGCCACGTCCGAAAGGAGCGATGGTCACGGTGTTAGCCTGACGATCGTAAGCATCTACCCACATCAGTTCGTCATCGATCTCGATGATTCCTGTGCCGATGTTCTGAGTATCGCCTACATAAATGAGTAGGTCTCCAGAGGTGCAAGCCTGAGTCAGGTAGGTAGAACGATCCTGACGATAGGTGAAGCCTTGGATGTTAAGTTTAGTATCGTTGATTAGGTCAGCAAGAGTTGTCATTAGGAGGCAATAGTCCTTAATGCGGTGACCGCTTCGACGTAAGTTGCAGGGGATCCGATAGTTCCTACGCCAGATAGTTCGGCTAGAACTGCGTTCATTTCACGATAATCTCGTGGTGGGCGAGTAGCGCTGAACTTGTAGTTCAGGGAAGCAATTACGCCTGTGCCCACTGGGGCACCTGTCCATTTGTTGCAAGCGCCTTGGACATCTAGGTATGCAGCGGGACTTGGGTAAGTACCACCATTAGCTAGGCGGTTAAATTCATCTCGGATAGAAGAGCCGGGGAAACCGTAGAGCGTATAGGTTGTGCCGTTATAGACGGCTGTACCATAGGTAGCCATTACTTACCTTTCTTGTTAAGAAGCCCTGCCCCCGAATAGGAAGCAGGGATTCGATTACTTACCTTTTTTAGCAGGAAGAACGTTCTTGAGATTAGGGTTCTTCTTCTTTGCTGCAGGTGATGCCTTACGAGCACCGGCTGCGAGGATCGCGCCAGCATTCTCCATAGGGATTCCTTGCTTCTTAGCGATGGACTTTTGCGCTGCCGCAAAACCCATGCCTTTTTTAGCAGCAGCCATTAGCGCTTACCTGCTACATGACCGAAGTCTTTTGTGTTAACTTTCTTGTTGTCCGCGGCTTTAACGCGGACTGTCACTGCAGGAGTACCAGCAGTGCTGAGCATCATTTTGCCCATGTTGCTAGCTTTTGCCATTAGTGTTGGCGTCCTGCTTCAGGCTGTACGTATACGCCTTCTACAACTTCTCCACCCATAACAGAGCCTTTAACTCCATCAAATGGTTGTGCTACTGGTGCTGATGCTGGTGCAACCCCACCTTTGAAGTCTGCTGTGTTAGCTGCAGAGAAATCGCTGTAAGCACTACGTGTGCTTGGGTTCATCATGTCTGCCATGTTATTTTCCTTTTCCGTATGGGGGTGGTACATCGAAGCCTTTGATGATTGAAGCATCTTGGCCCGGTGCAACTCTGACTGGTGCTGTGATTGTTACTGGTTGCTCACCGCAACCGCATGTCATACACATTTATACTGCTCCTACTTCCTTAAAGACTTCTACTGATTTTTCATTGATGTAAGCTGCTTTAGGCATAGTTTCGCCGTCATAAGGTTTATTGAGAACCTCCGACGCTTGGATAGCCTTTTCGATAGCAGCGGTGCTGGTACCTTCGGGCTTAATACCTTGGCGTCTAGCGTCTCGGTATTTATCCAATTCTTTGTCCCACTTCTTTTGAGTGGTGCCAGATTCGATGATGTGACCTGCAGCATCACCCGTGGCTAGTTCAAGTGTCTTGATCTTGCAACCGAAGCATCCATTCACAAAGGACTTATGACCGTCATGCTCGGTAACTTGATCTGGTTCCCTGAAAGGAACCAATGATGTTTCATCGCATTTTGTGCATCCGTAAAGGGATACCTTCTGCTTCATGTCTCCGTCTATAAGGTCGTACTGCCATTTCAAGACCTTGCTGACGTGACTATGAGGTGTAAGGCCATTCGTCGATTGGGATGATGTAGTCCCCGTACCCCGCTGCTGTGAGCTCATTTGCTATCTCCTGATTGATGACGTTCTTATATCCGCCCCATAGGACGTAATCGGCTGCGCCAGTCTGATCTTCGGTGGGGTAACGAATCTCAGTCCAGACGTTGTTCTGTCTTAAAAGTGTGATACCGCGGTCTAGGCGAAAGCGGATAAACAATCGTCCGCCACCGGCTGGACCTTCGGAGGTCGTAGGACCAGTGAAGTAATACTGAGTCATGGCACTCCTTGGTTAATAGTCTGTTAATTAAAAGGCCACAAGGCTGGGGGTTTACCCAGCCCTGCAGTCAATCAATTACTAGTGGTTACACGTAGTCAATGCTTGATGATGATTCGACACGGTAAAGTGACTCTTGACGATAGATCGCCCAGCCGCCTACTCCGTACCAACCAAGTGGACGCTGACGCATCAACTTATCAACGACCGGACCGATCACAACGTGGAATTCTTCGGCTACGGCTTCAGACAGAGCTTGCTGTCCTGCGAAGTAGGTGTTGAATACCTTTGTGACTGGGGTTACGGTTACTGTTGCACCTGATGTGACACCAGCTGATGTGACAGCGTTAGATAGTGTCCAGATGAGTCCTGTTGCATCGATTGCTGTAACAGTTGTAGAAGCAGCAATACCTGTAGCAGCAACCTGATCTCCGACGTTGATTGACAACGCACCGGAAGTTGATGATGTTACAGCGATTGTTGTAGCACCTGAAGCAGCTGATGTTGAAGTAGCTGTTGTCCAAGTAGACTGTGTAGCACCTGTCTTAGCTGAAAACATACGAGGTGACTCGATGTAGTACGCACCTTCGTACGAACCAATTTCGCCAGCCCAGATCTCATCTGCAGCTTGGTACTCGTGTGGCTGACGCCATGATCCAACGCCTGTTTCAGAGCGGAGATCAAGGGCAACCTCTGGGTGGATGTACGCAGCGTACATGTTACCCTTGCGAGGAATTGCCTTGTTTGTGCGTAGCTTAGCTGTGACCTTACGGGCAGTAGCTGAGTTAAATGTTGAAGAAGAAGTCAATGAAGCAGTTGATGTAGCTGATCCCGGACGAAGTACGTTTGTACCTGCAGCGAGAACATTCTGAGCAACTGTATCGATCGAGTCTGCCATGTTGAACGCGATGATGTTAGCGATAGCTGGATCTACGTCAGCAAGGCTGAAGAGTTCCAACGCACGTGTTACGAGCACTGCGTTACCATACTCGGCAAGAGTAATGGTTGTGTATGTTGGTGTAGCGAGCGCTACTGCATCCGGATCAACTGTCTCTGTGAGAGAGTTGGTCTGTTGTGTCAAGTCAACGTAACGTTGCAATACAACAGATGAGCCCGGGATGCTTTGACGTGCTGGTGTCTTATCCGCGATGTTACGGATAAGAGGTTGAGCACGAAGCTGGAATTCGATAAGGCGATCGTACGCCTTCTGAACTAAACCAGCACTTCCGACTGTACCGCCAAGACTGGTCGAGCCAGTATTTGTATAAGCGTTAGCCATGTTGCACCTCCTATAAGGTTAGAGTTGGGTTGTTATTAAAAGTTTCCGCTGCGAATCATTTCGAGCAGTTCGGCTTCGCTAGCATTAGCGACCCTTGCTGCAATATCTTCGTCACGGCCGGGTGTTACTGCACCCTGCGTAGCAATGTCCTGCTGGCGTAATGCCGCACGGTCAATTTGCTGTTGAGGGTCTACCTGCTTTTGCGCGGTAAATCCAAAAAGATCACCGTTGTCATCGAGCCAGCTGTTAACCGCATCCTCGTTGATACCAGTATCAAGATCTTTTAGAATCAATCGTGCCGCTTTAGGATTTACACCCTTTTGATCTAGGACTTTTTGAACGATTTGCTCACGACGGAACTTGGATTCTGTCTCAAGTGCCTCGGTGAGTTCTTTGATTCGCTTCTCGTCAGCTCGCTTAGCCTTACGGAGCTTCTTTAGCAGATCGCTTCCGTCGTTGTAGCCATTTGAGTCTGACTCATCAAGATCGAAGTCATCGTCATTGTCGTAGTCGTTTGTTGCCATAGCAACCGTTCTCCCATTCTGTTTATGTGTATCGCAGACCTCACGGACTATTCGGGGAAATAGCGTGGCTTCTACTACCGGTCTTACATACTCTTCCCAACGCCGGTGTTTAGGGAAGGATTCTGTTTAGAACTTACCTTGCATTGACTTTCTCAAGGTTTCGATTCCGGGGTTGAGACCGGATTGGCCTTGGAAGTTAGCTGTTTCATAAGCGCTAAGCTTCTGCTGTGTTAAAGCGGCCTGTCCATTGTTCAGTAGGTATTGCTGTTCAGCACTCTGCTGGTTGTAGTTCAACCCAGTCTGATTGCCGTAGATGTTAGAAATCGTGGTAGCAGCTGGCAAGACGTTGGCTACTTTGCCATAGCCTGTCTGAGCTTGAGATTGGGTAACACCAGCACCTGCCAAGTACATTGCATTGGCTAAGTTGGTTGATAGACCATTACGAGATGCTTCACCTTGGATCTGGGATGCTGTGACCTTCTGTTGAATGGTGCTTGCAGCAACGTTAGGATCGAGTAGGTGAGTAACCATGTCAGTAGGTGTAAGACCAAAGTTCTGTTGCAACGCTGCTACGGTATAAGGATCTGTAGCGGTAATGGCTGCTTGTGCAGCGGTTACACGCTGATCTACCTCTGCAGGGGATAAGTCATTGCCCATGAGTTGTCCGATGTAAGAAGCCTGCATAAGCGGACTAGATGCTGGGATGCCAGCACGGGATAGCACTGCTTGATAAGACTGTTCTGTAGAAATGTAGGTGGCTGGATCTAGCGGTGCTAGTCCTGCTGCCTCACGTGCTACGTTGCCCGGAAATCGAGCGTTCCATGCAGTGGCTAAAGCAGCTACGCTTGGATCTGAAGATTTAACAGATGCTGGATCTTGAGCGAGAACCGCAATGGTTGAAGCATCGTAGTTATCTTGGATAAGACCCATGATCGCACTTGAAAGGGTGCCATTAGGATCAAGTCCATAACCTTGAAGAGTAGATGTAAGAAGCGCAAGAGCGCCTTGGTTAATACCTGTGTTAATGGTGGTAGTTGTACCGTTAGACCATGTAAGAGTCTCAACTCCGTTTACGCCCGGTGTGCTTGTGCTGACAACCGTGGCACTGGTATTAGATCCTGCGGTTGATCCGCTGCTTGCGCTTGTAATTGTGCCGTTAACTCCGGGAGTTCCTGCTGCTTTGTTAAGGGCAGAAAGAAGAGCAGATTGTCCTTGAGATGCTGCTGCTTTGTAAGCAGTATCTGAAAGATAATTAGTAGGATTAGCAGCTGCTGCATCACCGTACACACCAGTAGTAGTATCAACACCGCCTCTACTCTGTATGTACTGCTCTGCTGTAATGCCTTGCGATTTAGCGTTAGCCTGAATAACACTTTGAACGTTTGAAGACAAATCAGATAAATTAGTGGTAAACGTCATACCCGATACATTTGCTGCTGCCATTACTGTTGTCCTGTCACTAGGCCGAAGTTACGAAGCAAGGTATCTGCTGTATCCATCATGCTGTTACGAGCATTGGCTGTTTGTAGCCAACGTGGATCTTGCTTGACCTGCTTGGTGAAAGCATCGAGGCTCAAAGGATTTGTGCCATCGCCTTGAAGGGCTTGGCTAAGTTTGTAACCGACACCACTGGTAGCACCGAGGTCAATAGACTGAGGAGCAACTTCAAGAAGGTTAGAAGCAGCACTCATGTAAGGTTGTGCTAAATCAGATAGACTGTAGCCATTTTGAATCTGTGTAGCAAAAGGCTTATAGATATTAGCCGCCGTGTTACGGATGTTTGCCTGCAAAGTATCAGCGTTGGTATATCCAGATTGGATAGCCAATGCAGCGTTAGTCCAGTAGTCAGCACCTTGGTTAATTGTCGTGCTTTGTCCTGAAGTGCTAGCACCTGTCCAAGATGGATTAGCAAACATGCTGTTAACGCCATATTGAGCAGCGTAGTTCTTGAGGTTGGTAGCCAAGGTAGCGATCGCTCCTTGTGGCCCACCGTTGTTGCTCTTCATCAAGGTAGCGTGTTGCGCTACAAACTGATCGATAACTCCCTGATCCGGGGTGTTGTTGTAGTACTGGTTGAAGTAAGTATTGACAGGATTTGAAGGATCCTTAAATGCTTTTTCAGCAGCAGCAGAATCTGTTGGATTGATAGGAGATCCAAAATATGAAGGATCTAATCCCTGAGCAACAGCAGACTTCTGAAGGATCTGAAGCTTATCGTTGTACTGTTGTACCCATGCACTCTGGTTACCATAAAAAGCCTCTTGGCTGTCTTTAACAGACTGAGCAATGCTATTCCAAGGCTTTTGTTGAGTAGTTGGGTCTACATAGTTCTGAATAGACTGGACAAACTTGTCTGGAGTTTCCTTGGCATTGATCGCGTTGGTAAGGATCGTTTTCATCCATGGCGTAGAAAGCGCCATTGAAGCGATCGGACCATAGTAGTTAACCCAGTTAGCTTGGATTTCAGCATCAGACTGAGGACCTACAAAACCACCGTTAGGTTGGTTGTTAGCCGCTGTCTGACTAGCTGTAGTTACTGGAGTGAAAGGGTTAAATGCAGGAGCAGAGGAAGTTGCAGTCGAAGTAGCTTTTGGTGTTTGATCTTGAGATGCCGCTTTGTCGGCAGCGTTGCCACCGTTTTGTACTGCTGCCTCAGATTCTTTGAGAGCATTCTCAATGTTAGCCTGATTAGTTGCTGCAGATTCTTGGGCTTTAAGTGAAGCAGCACTACCTGCAGAAGTTTCAGCCGTAGGGTTAGACTTAGCTTGCTCGGCATCTAGCAGGGCGATTGCTGAATTAAGAGACTTAAGAGCAGCACGACCTTCGGTGCCTGTAGCACCAGTTTCCTTGATACGGGTTTCCCAGTAAGCAACCTGTTGTTCAGGGCTAGCATTAGGTGAGAGAGGTTTAACGGTACTAGCCATTGAAAGACCCCTTAAACTTTTCTGTAGCCTGTTGGAGAGCATCCATGTATCCACCTAGCACGGTGTATTGCTGTGCTTCGGCTGTACCACGGATGATATTGTCGATAAATGATGTTGCGTCTACGCCTGAACTGAGCTGAGTACCGGTTTCGGTAGCTGGCTTACCAGTCGTAGGATCGTAGTTAAGAGTGGTGCTTGTTCCACCGGGATTGGCGCGTTGAGCAGCCAATAGTTCTGACCCGTATTGAGCGATCTCAGCAGGAGTAGCAGCACGTCCTACCAGACTGAGCATTGCCCCATTAACAATGGAAGCAATGTCAGGTTGTGAAGTTTGCGTAAGATCTGCGATCTTGACTGTCTTAGGCTGGTAGGCATACATGCCTGTTGCGCCTGAAGTCGCACTGGCACCAGTTAAAGGTGTATAGCTGATAGTAGGAGTTGCTGAACTAGTAGCCATCACTTCACTCTCTTAAAGACGCCATTGATAACATTGGTAAGGTTGCTTGTAGCCGGATCTGATTCCAATGCCGTGAGGTAGTTGAACCAGTTGTTCTGGGCTATGGTGTACAGCGGTGTGTGCTTGGTAGTACCAGCCACTGTTATAGTGTTAGCCTGAAGATCTGCGTGGTATTGATCGTAAGCAGAAAGAAGTTGCTTGATGCCGTCTGCTTGAGGACCAGTAATAAGACCCTTTGCATTCATCTTCTGAAGGCTTCCTAGGGCATTATCTGCAGAAGCCAACCGAGTAGGGTTGGTGTAATCTGCGTACCAAGTAGGGTTAGTTGCACCATACTGCTGAGCAAAGGTATTCCAGTTCTGGGTAGCCTGATAAACCAGATTACGGTTACCGTTATCACGGGCTGCTTTGAGGTCAGCCTGATAAGCGTTGTAATCAGTGGCTACATCAGCCCAACCCTTGGCAATGTAGAGAGAATCCATGAACTGCTGAGGAGTTTCACGGGAACGGAACTTCATTGTAAGAAGTTCGTTCTCTACCTGTAGGGCATCTTTACCGGCTGTTGTCTGAGGAATCAGATAAGCAGCACCAAACTGGTAATCCTTGTTATTGAGAAGATCCTTGTTGCTAGACAACC